TCTTCAAATTTGTAATCTTTCACAGTAGATATTCCTTTACGAGCTTCTCGCATTTTATTAATAAGTTCTTTATCTCTATCTATAGAACCATACATATAAATATTCTCCCAATGTTTACTCATAGTTCAATACCGTGTTAATTCGTTTACGTATATACTTAATCTCTTTAGAACGCAATATTTTAAATGCAAAATTTCTCATATCAACAGGAGATATTCCCGCTAAGTCACAGATGTCTACAAAGTCTTCTGAAGTAACGCCAATAGAAGCAAAGAACCATGCTTGAGCAGATCGTCTAGCTAGTTTCTCTTCTTCAGGTTCTCTACTTGTTTCTGGCTTTGTTGCGTCTAGGAGTGCCTGTAGGACTACGCTTAGGAACAGAACTCTTTCTGGATTTTCTTTGTTCTGAGTTTCTAGAAGATGTTCTACGTTTATCAGAAATGTTTCTTCCTGATGATTTTCCTTTTGGTTTTTCATTAGCCCATTCTTCAATTATTTGATGGTCTGAGTTTTTACAGAACAGAAAACCATTTTTAATACACCAATCTGCATAAGACGATTTAGCTCCTTTGTTTAGTTTGCCATTAGGGTTATCGAAGACAAACCGAATATCTATATCTGGATGATGCTTACGAATGAAAAGGTGTTTCTTTCTGTCTTCTAGTTTGAATCTTCCTTTTACTTCTAATAAGATACCATTAGGTAAAAGAAAGTCTGGAAGATATTTTTTATATTCTAACCAAGTATATTCAATGTAATGAGGCTCAAAAGAAAAAGGAACATTAATACTTTCTAAAAGATCACCTGTTTTCTTTTCTGAACCTGATCTATATTTTTTATTCATTAGTTATTTCAGGTACATTAGGAACTTTACCAACTTTGACCAAATGCTTAGGACCATTCGAGTACATGAATGTGCGTATTCCTTTACCCTCGTTAGCATCTTTCCAACAAGTAAACTTATAATCACAATAGTTACAGCCGAGAGCCAGCTTAAAATTACCACCAGCACCGTCAGCAACAGAACTATAACATTTTTCAGGGGGTTCGTCACTCTCTAAAAACTTTCTAATATCGTCTATTCGAGTGACAGGATTTATCATATCCATATCGTCTATGGGACAGTAACATAACTCACCTGTTGTTTTATCTATGACAACAAAACCAGCGTTTGGATTATTGTCTGCTTCTGAATAAGAAGACAACTGAGCAATATAACCAAACGGATCATCTGTGAGTATGCTACCGTCCTTAAACTTCTTGAAGCTAAAGCTAGAAGCTGACTTAAAGTCAACAAGAACACCGTCTACGGTAGCATCCTTATGTCCCTTAACACCATTAACATGTAGCTCTGCTTGTTCTTCTTTTATCTCATGTCCAGCTACTTTAGTGAACAGAATAAGAAGTTCTTCAAGAATATGACCATAAAGAAATTTGATAAGTGTAGGAGCAGGTAGCGGTTCTTTCTTAGCTCCCTTCATTTCATACCAAATCTTTCTATCTTTATGACCGACAAGAGATAGACGTAGGTTAGGTTCTCTTTCTTTACGTACTTCAGAGATAGCGGAGGCAACAGAAGCGACTACTGCTTCTGCAAAAGCGTCGAGGTGCTTTTTTTCTATTGTTATTTCCTCGTCATTAGTAAACAGTGCATAAATATCATCTACTAATGTTTCAATTGTTTTAGTCATCTTCTGTTGCCTCTCTGTTTAGCTACTATGCAGCCTTAGATGAAGGCTCTGATAGCAGCTTGTATCGTGTGTAAGCGCCAGCGGGAGACATAGCGCGTACAGCCACGATAGTATAACCCTTCTTACGTAGCCTAGAGATAGTGGCTGTAAGGTTCTCACACCAGCCACGCTCAAGGGATGTCTTTCTCGTGACACGCATACCACGACGAAGGGCAGATAGTACTAGGGATTCATTAGTCTTCATTACTCTATTTCCTTTCTCAGAGTGCTTCTAGTTCACTGTCAATGCTGAAACCATCTTCATCTTGGAAGTCATTAGATGGATCACCGTATGTTACAAGGTCGATGACCTGCATACCCATAAAGTCTGAGCTAACACCACTTTTACCAGCATAATCCCAATCGTAGGGCTGAACTTTAATCTTAGCTACAGTACCGTTACCAATGAGACGGTTATCCCAAGGGTTACGCTTTGCGTCAATGACTCGTGGAGCATCACGATCACTGCCATCTTTCTTCTTTACTTTACGCTTTGCAGAGAAGAAATCGCCACGATCATCTCCTTTGTTCTTAATAGGTAGTCCAATAGACTCTAGCTTTGCTTTAGTCTCAGCATCTTCAATACATATATCTACTTGCCATGCTGGTTCGTAGGTGGTGTTAGGTTCTACTACAGATGCCCAATAGACTTTACCTGTAAGCATGATAGGATCGTATTTCGTATTAGCCATTTATAAAAGCTCCATTTTATTGCCCAATGATTAGGGCTGTTTCAATTAACAAAAATGATACTACTTAACTAACTTGATCTTGTCAACTCCTTTTTTTGTGTGAGAGATATATTTTTTTACTGCATCATCAAAATCTAATAAGTCTTTCTGATGTGCAGCATACACTCTTCTTCCTACAATCTCAATTCTTTTTTCGTCATGTAATTCGTAGGCAGGTAGAAAACCTTTAATATCATATTCATTAAGATTATTTTCTACAATTAGACCAAAGATATCTATGTCCGGTAAAGGACCAATGTTAGCTAAAAGTTTTCCTGTTTTATATTTAGTAGCTTTAACATCTACACTAAAGCCTTCTATAACTATATCTCCTAAGTCTGTTTTGTTAGCCTTAGATTTAGGCTTGAACATAAACATATCTTCTGGATATTGATTACAGAATTTATAGATAGCCATTTCTGCTCTAGCACCTAGCTGGTCTATCTCTATAGGATCATTTTTCTTGTATCTATTGTCAGGTGTATTAAGCTTTCTATTTGAGGAATTTCTTTTTGAACCAATTAAGTTAGCGAACTTAACTTCGTCTTCCGTTAGAAATATTAATGTGTTTCGGACCAGTTCAGGCCGACTTTGTACTCGCTGTCTAGTGGACATCTTACGTTTAATTCCTTTTCAGTTAATTTCATAGCTTCTCTAGTTAGTTTGCCAAACTGTTCAGCTTGATTTTTGCGACAGTCAAACTGATATTCATCGTGAATACTAGCCACTAACTTAACATCTAGCTTGTGCTTTTTAATTAACTGATCAATAAACACGATCCATTGCTTACAGATAATAGCACCAGCACCTTGAAGAAGTAAGTTCATAGCAGCGTGTTGATGCCTGACATGTAACTTTCTACCATCAAGACCGGGAATATAACCTGATCTAGCTTTATTGTCAACTTTACTTCTTAACTCAGCTAGAGAAGGTAATGAATCTAAGAAGTTATCTATAAGATTTTGACCCTCGGTAGCTGATCCTCCTACTATGCTACCAATCTTAGTTGAACCTGCACCATAAATAAATGCATAGATGAATGTTTTTGCTTGATCACGAGTAGCTAAACCAGCCGCTTTTTGATTAGCGGTATGAATATCTCCTTCAACAACTTCCTTAGTATAGTCGTCGTCTTTCATGTAGTGAGCAAGACATCTTAGTTCCAGTGAGCTTGCGTCACAACCAACGAGAACACGATCAGGAGAAGAAGAACTCCAGCAAGCTCTGCACTGCTTCCCATAGGGAGAATATACTGCTGGAACTTGTGCCATGTTCGGACCAAAGTGTGCCATACGTCCTGATATAGCTTTAAGCGTAAGAACTTTTCCATGTACTTTTCCATCTTCTTCTAATAATTCTAACCATGATTTAATTTGTGCAGTTCGTTTGTTAAGAAGTAGATACTCAGCAATCATCTGAGCTTCTGGTATAGCTACATTCTTTAGAGTACCTTCATCTACAATAGCATGGCCTGTAGGTGTGAAGTTATCTGGTTTCCATCCCTGCTCCATCAAACGAGCAGCTATCTGTTGTCTACTGGAAGGATTAAATACAATAATCTTATCCTTCAGTCTCTTTCCTGTCTTCTCTGACACTCTTTCCTGAGTTATAGGTGGATACTTTTCTTGTAGTTTTTCTTCTATAACAGATGCTTTATCTGTAAGCTCTGCTTGTAAACAAGTAGCTTTTTGTACGTCGAGTGTAAAGCCATTACGTTCTTGTACATCTACAATATGACGTACACGATATTCAAGGTCAATAGCCTTACGATACTTTGTATACTTCTCTTCTTTTATCTTCAACCATAGACGATGTGTTATATCAACATCACGTATACAGTAAGTGATCATCTCTTCTGTTAGCTCAGAGAAGTCGTGAAAGTCTATCTTATTAAAACCTAAGTTTTCTCCCCAAGATTCTAAGGAGTGTTTCTTACGTGTGGGAAATAGAAGTTGAGATAGTATAAGAGTATCTTCTACATTACTTACATTGAGTTTTGTTCCTGTAATCCTGTTAAGAGTAGGAGCATCGAAGCTTATGCCGTTGTGCATAATGAACTTCGATACTCCTTTAGCGAACTTAGGAAAACTAGTGTAACACTCGTCACCTTTCCAAAGATTAATCTGTCCTGTGTCTACATTCTTAGTAACAATGCAATGTATCTTAGTAGCATTTAAATCATCAGTTTCGATATCAAGTATTACGTTCATTGTTCTTCCTAATGTTTAGAAGGGACAGTCGTTATCGTCTCCTCCTTCAAGATCGTCACCTAGATTACTAACCTCGTGCAGTCTACCAGTATCCTTGTTAAAGAACAAGTGACAAGCTACACCTGTTTCACCAGCATACCTATTCTTTAGTACACGAATGGTCGTTGTGTTGGCTATGTTAGCATCATCTGATTGTTGGTTTCTTTCCATAGCTATTACACTGTCAGACAACTGAGCGATGCTCTGTGAGCCACGTAGATGTGACAAAGATACTTCTTTACCATCTTCATGCCCACTATCTCCATTAGCCCTGCGTAGGTGACTAACGAGGATCAAAGCACAGTTGGTTTCTTCTACTAGACTGCGAAGCTTAGTCATAAGAACGTCAATGTTCTTACGTTCGTCCATACCCTCTAAGCCTGAAACAAGAATAGATAAGTGATCTAGGAATACCCACTTACAATCAAGTGCTTTGACCATATAGCGAACACGGGCAAGTATCTCTTCTGTACTCATAGAACCAAAGTGGTCAAAGGCAAAGAACCTACCGCTACCTACGGTATCGTTTTGCCACTTACGTAGATCAGCATCGTTATGGTTTTCTCTAACTTCTTTGATATACAGCCGCGAGTTAGCCTCTACTGACATAAGGTGAAAGATTGTAGAGCGTGTGTTCTCTTCCAGAGAGATAACGCCAATGTTCTCTCCTGTATTTTTAAGAACATGATGCATAAGTTCACGCATAACACTAGACTTACCAGTACCTGTACCAGCAGTTAGTGTTGTTAGCTCACCTGTACGAACACCATACAACTTCTCATTCATACCTTGCCACGGATATAGACAGGTTGTCTGATTAGTTTCTTCGTATAAAGCATCACCAACATCTTTGAGATTAATGATACCAGCAGGTGTAAATGCTTTAGCAGCCCACCAAGCCCTAGAAAAGTCTTCTGTCTTTTTAGCTTTAAGATATTCGTTAGCATCCTTCATCTTAGAATCAAGGAACACAATCTTACATTTGTTAGGCTCAAAGAGTTCAGCAACCTTACGTGCATTCTCCTGACCGGGCTGGTCCATGTCAAAACATACTACAATATTATCGTAGCTGTTGAGGAAGTCATAGCTACGCTTACAGTTCTTTACTGCTGAAGTAGCACCATCCTTAATGGAAACCACAGGCCATTTTGATCCTAGCATCTGATAGACAGACATAGCATCAATCTCACCCTCACATATGGTGATGTACTTACCCTTCTCCTGACAAATCTGTTGTCCAAAGAGAGTACCTGCTGACATAGCACCGGGTGGATCAGCAGCAAAGTTTTTAGTAGGTACATCACGTACCTTATACGCGACAAGATTATTGTTTACATCATAGTATGGATAGTAGTGTTTTAATGGTTCGCCAGAGCTATTCTGTTGTAGACGCACACCATATTTGTCGGCTGTATCTTTTGTGATACCTCTATCTTTTAGTTCAGATATAAATCCTTTAGCTGTTGGCTTAGAGTGATTAGTAGAAATATCTAGTGGCATCGCTTCGTAATCCTCTGTTACATTTTCGGGTAGTACGTGTGTTCCACATTTGTGACAATAGGTATGACCATCTGAATAAAGACTACCATTGTTGTCTGATGCACAAACATCACATGGTATATGCTTTACCCACTCACTATTTTCATGGTCACTATCTTTCTTCGTTGAGTATCCTGTATGTAGCAATTGTTTCTCCATTACGTTTAGCTACAAAACCGTCGATAGTTTCTTCAATATCATATCCCATCTGGGATGTAAATATTTTTCTATCACCTAGTAGTTTCCAGATATCTTCTTCGTAATTAGAATCCTCCACTTCTACTTCTGTATGTTTTGTTTTAACTACCACTTTCCACATCCTTTAACACTCCTCTTCTTCTTGATAAGAAAAGATATCTTTTACAAAGTCTTCGTCAAAAGACATGAACTCTTCTGTTTCGTCTGAAGCAAATCTTTTAGATTCTTTTTTAGAATAACCTTCTTCAAGATACTGTTGATATAGTTCTTTAAAAATTGTTTTTCTATCTTTTTGCCATAAGTTTTTCATAGTATTTTATTATTATTATTATTGTTCTTTTTTGTGAGGGTTTGGTATTTCATAATCACATTGTAAGCATACAAGATACTCCCATTCCATGTGACCGACAAGATGTTTTTCATTACATTCTGTGCATACTATAAGTTCTCTTGTGTCTTCTCCTTCGATAGGACCAAATATCAAAGAACTCATATCGGGCATTTCAAAGTCTTCTTCTGAGAGAGCTTCCATTAAGTTATAATATTCTTCTACTTGTTTAGGATCAGAAGGAGAATAACCTAACTCTAACATTTCTATATTACAAAATCTTTCATAAGTTATTTTACCTTTTTCAAGATTATTACGTGCGTGATCTGCAAAAGATATTATTTTGTCAGTAGAAGATACCGGAACTAAGATGCTCACCGACCTTGACCTCTATACCTTTTAAAAGAACGACGCTTTTGTTTGTTCTTTGGTCTACTGTTTACGGACTGACCAATCCCAGTACGCATATGTTGTTTAATCCAAGCAGGTTTGCTTGTTCCTGATGGTTTTTTAATTGCCACTTGTAAGCTCCTTCCATGAAATAGGATAGATAGAAGAACAAATACTGTCCCACATCTTTGCTAAGTCTTGTATCTCTTTCTGAGCATGATTGTCAATCCTTAATTTATAAGCTCTAGCAAATGCTGAAAGAGAACCAGTAACATAATAACTCGTATACATAGACTGAGGCAAGCACATTCTTGCTTGCTCTGGTGCTACGTCTGATTTTAATAGATCATCATACATTTCTTTAGCTTTAATTAAGAAGTGATCGTATTTTTCTTTAGTTAATCCCTGAGAAGCTATGCCTTCTTCAGAAGAACCTTGCTTAACATTTTCTGCTTTCTTACGCCATACATCAGGGTGGTAGAATGTTGGATCACTATCAATATACCTTCGTGACTCTTCATTATAACTAAAACCTATAGTATGTTTAAACCTCTGTCTAGCTACAAATATTGGAACTTCTTCCCGAAATGTCATTGTACAATGCGTGAAAGGCGTAAAGTGATCATGTTTCGCTAAATATTTTATAAGTTTCTTATCAGCTAAACACAAGTCCTTTTCTGTACTAGCCCAAGTCGTATCATAAATATATTCGCTTTCTTTACTAAAAGAAACTCTTGCTGCATTGACAACTGAGAGATCGTCACCCATAGAACTTATAAGCTCACATTTCATAATTTATTATATCCCATATCTGTAGTGTAATAAACGGATCGTATTCCAAATTCTGCTATACACCTACGACAACCTATACAAGGTTTAGCCATAGTTGCTTTGTATATTTTATTATGATCCTTTTTCTTAACCCTTACAACTACTAAAGTTGCTTTCTGTAAGTCATCCACAGATAGTTTACGTAATGCACTCTTAATAGCTGAAACCTCTGCATGTAGATGTATGGCATGTACTGTGCTACCAAATCTAGCTTGGAAAGGATCAGTCTTATAACTATTTATTCCCGTACTTACTAACATATTTTTATGAATTATACCAGCAGCTAATCTAAAACATCTTACAGGTTCTTCAATACTTTCAGCTACACTAATAAGGTGTTTAAAGTGTTTATCAATATTCATTATATAACTTACTTATAAAACTTATGAAGTCCTGCTCTACCTAGATACTTTTTATGTTTAGCCCAAGAAGGATTAACGTAAATTGCATGATAATATAATGCTTCACCAAGAAACTCTATACTAACATCTTCAAGAACTAAGTAAGCTATTTCTACAGCTTTTTCATAAGCTAATCCATTATAAAACGTCTCTTCTTTACCATCACAGTAGTAAGAAAATTGACATCTGTGTTTAATTATTTTACCACTTTTTGTTTTATTAGCCTGATGTACTACACCACAAAATGTGTTAGGGAACTTAGAAGATTTAACACGATTGTAAATAACATTACCTACAGCAATCTGTGCAATAAAGCTTTCTGATCGTGCTTCAAAGTAGAGAGCTTCAGAAAGACAGCTTACTTCTTCTTCTAGATTTTGAGCAAAAACTGTTAGTGTAAAGAAAATACTAATGATAAAAGCTACAATAAAACCAAGCAAAAGCATTGCAAGATGTTTCATTTTTATATCCTCATAATTAAGGGGCGGTAGAACATTGAAGTATGACCGTTTGTTCTACCACCCCTCCTTTCTATCTTTAATGGATTGTTACGCTATCATTTGAAATGTCTTGGTAATCTTCATCAGCCTCATACATTTCGCCTTGCCTCACCCATTCGACGTGACCATTAAGAAAATTATTTATATCTTCAACATCTACGTCTTCTAAAGATTCACAACCAATAAGAGAAAGTAAATAGTCTTCCATATATGGTGGAATATCTGAGTGAGTTTTATATTTATAGCGCATGAGAAACTCTCCTATAAAGGGTTAAAAGTTACGCAGTGACATGCTCCACAAAGTCTTTCCACGTAGGAGAAGAAAGCCATTTGGTGACTTGTTCACTACGTTTGTACAGCGTACCACCATCTCCAGCCTTTGTCAAATCAAACCGACCATCGTTGTCGTGAGACGCATAGTGGGTCATAGCTGACTGTACAGAGAAGAGATTGTCTCCGCGTTCCCTAACTTCATCCATCCACTGAGAGAACAGACGATCAGCTAGACCACCATCACGTTTCTTTTCTTCACGCTTGGTCTTGGTAAGCTTATCAAACAACTGCTGCACCTTCCATGACGATCCTACCTTAGTGTCAGCATACCTCTGATACATCTTTACAGATTCTTGATGACGCTCCATTGAGTATGCAAATGCTTGCTTAAAGTCATCAGTAGAAAATTTATTACTGTGCCGCTTACGAGTAACATCGTATACCCCATTTACCATACCATTAGTACAGAAGAAGTCGATAACACCACTATAAAAAGTTACACTACCCTTACCATCAAAGCTGTTCTTCATTACAAAACGTAGGCCAAGGTTAGTCTTATGTCCTGATGATGTCTCAATCTCTGACTTAATAGAAGGAAAGATATACTCAGCATAGCATTGTAGACCATTAGCAGCTATGGTATCTTTGATCTGTACATCTTCCAGAACAAGACGATCAAAGAATTTAATCATCTGATGCTGTAGTGGCTCAAGAATTTCTTTGTTCTCTACTACACGATACTTATCGTTAACAACATCAAGATAAGTTCTATCATTATTATAACCATTTGTACGCATAAGCATCTTTTTATTAGGTGCTTTGTCTCCACTATTTAAACCGTACACTGGTTGAGTAGAGACGTTGAAAAAGATTTCACGATTGTCTTCATTGGTGTTGAGAAGATGTTCCATAACTTTAATTTCCTTTAGGTTCAGTTAAGTTCAGTTAGTGAATCGTATACTGCGTTCATTCTACTTCTACTTCATTAGAATATTCTAGTTTATCTGTACTATCTACAAACATTTTAAACGTAACCTCATTACCTTGTTTGTCTGTAGCTGTAACATTAATGGTTGAGAAGTCGCTAAACTTACTTTCTGTAATTTCAAGTTTAGTTATATGGTGTGTAGTAATTTCACTATTACTCATTTTACTTCCTCTCCCTCTATCTGTTTCTTTAAGTGTTCCAATCGCCAAGAACCATCAATTAGTTTCCTGTAGTGTGACATCAACATATCACCCTCACAGTCTGCTACATGTTCTACTGAATCAACAATAATATCGTGTACTTTAAGAATGTATTCTTCTAAAGTATAGCTATACTTCTCGTCCGTAGAATAGTTCCACTGATACTTTTTTGGTTCTATTTTTTTAGTCAACATACTCTATCTCCATCTGTCCTTCGTTTCTAACAAGACCCTTTATAAGTTCTTCTTCAAACTTAGTCAACTTATTTTTCCATGCATATCTGAATAAATTGCTTCTTCTACTTCCTCTACCTGTTCGTCAGATAAAGTTTCTCCAAGAATTTCTGCTCTTTCTTCCTCCTCCCAACCAAACAAATCTACATCAGTCATATGACCAGTGCTACTTTCGATGACCTTAAAAAACAAAGCCTGATTACTTCTATCCTGCATAATAAATAATGCTTCTTTAGCAGCATCATAAGCACTACCTGCTTCTATGTCTATTTCCCAACACACAAGATAACTAGTCATTGTATTCTATCTCCATCTGTCCTTCATTTCTAACAAGACTATTTGTAAGTTCTTCTTCAAACTTAGTCAACTTATTTTTTAGCTCTCTAACAAACTCTATTTTTTCTACCTGCTCCATAGCATTAAATTTCATATCATCTTCAAACATTTCTATTCCTATTTCAATTTAAATTGTTTAGTACTTACACCACATGCATTAAGAAAAGAAATACCATCAAAGTTTCTATATTCTTCTTCAAAGATAACCTGCTTAATACCTGACTGATAGATTAACTTTGCACATTCCATACATGGTGCATGGGTAGTAACTAATGTAGCGCCATCGCCACTCTCATTAGACCTTGCAAGTTTAGCTATTGCATTAGTTTCTGCATGTAAAACCTCTGATCTAGTTTTAAGTTTAGGTTCTGCTAACTGATTATCACCCTCAAAGAAAGATTTGTATTCACATTCATTGTCCCATCCATGAGGTGTACCATTATATCCAATAGAAATAATTCTATTATCTTTTACTATAACTGCCCCAACCTTTAGGCGTAATGCGTGAGAACATTCAGCAAAGTTGTATGCTGTTTTCATAAAAGCTTTTAAGTGTTTATCTTTCATATCTACATATCCTGAAAACGTGTGATTGCAACATCTTTAGCATGTTCTTCTGCTTCCTTTTCATCCATACCATCAGCCACAAGTTCGTCAAGAGCCTCGTAATACAGACGTTCTATAAGTTCTTCATTCCATATATTAGACATTCTAAACACCTCTTTATCCTGCATTAAATGATGCACAAATTACAGCACCGGGATAGATGTCATCGTCAGGTTCACCCACGACTTCACCCAGATATATCAACTCTACTAAGTCAGGGCGTGATACCCAATTATCGTATAGCAAAAAGTCATCTGATCCATCACAGGGATGAATATTCTGTGCTTCTTCTGCACTATTAGCAACCACTACAGCACTGTCGAAGGTGTCGTAGCCTGTGTTGATATTCTGGTATATCTTAAATAGTTTCATTTTATTTATCCTCTATTCTAATTATGTTACAGTCTTTATAATCTTGTTCAGCTTCATACAAGCTATCGTAAGTTTCTGTGTATGTCAACTCACCACTACCGTCACAAGCACCACAGTCTATTGTGAGGGCTGAAGACATATTCTTACTTTCTACATAACCATAACCAATACAATCTTCACATCTAACAACTATCTTCATACTACAT